CCAAAACGCACCCCAGCGGTAGTCGTCAATGGCGCCGCCGGGCAGGCTGATGACAAACAGTTTGCTCAGCGTCCAGACAAGTTTGGAGCGCAGCGCGGCTGGCTCGCCAAGCAAGGTGGTCATGATTGCGCTATTGATGCGCTGCTCTTGATCGGCGTGCTGCTCGAAGGACGTGATTTGCGTAATGGAGTGCGGCGGCAGGAGAAGCCGATCCAGCATGCGGCGCGACCATGACATGGCCATTTGGTCCGATACCCATTGCGTGCGTGAGCCTGCGGCAATGGCAGCGGTGATGTCGGCAAGCGTCGGCCCGAATGTGGCTTGCTGCAACAGCGCGGCAGCCTGGGCGTCGGTGATGATGGCGTCAAGGGCGCGCGGCGTGGTCGATAGCAATCCTTGCGCGTTATCAAGTGATAAAGATGCAACAGGTTTAGCAGCAGTAAACGTAGTGCTCACGACCGCACCTCAGTAATGGTGAGTTCCGACGTTGCGTCCGCGGTGTATGGAATTTCCGTCAGGTACTGCTGATCGCGCGCTTGAAACGTAACCGAATCACCAGGGCGCAATGGGGTTCCAAGCACCGTTGCATCGGTGGTGCCTGTGTTGGTAAAGCTCACACTAAATGCGTTGGGCTTAATCACGCCCGGAGTGGTTTCGCGACGAAATGAAGGTACGCCCATGGTGCGGCTCCTATGCGGCTACGGGGATGGATTGGCGAACGCTGGAGGCCAGCGCGTCGATTTTTTTGGTTAGCTTGTCGACACGTTTGTCGACCGCCACCGTGGCGGCATGCAAGGTGCCGATCATGCTGATGCCGTTCACTTGTTTGCCGTCGGACACCGAAGGCCCAAGAGCCTTGTTGAGGTCTTGCGCCATGGCGCCGACATGCTCGCCTTCAGGGCCTTCACCAAGCTTGTAGCGCCAAGCTTTAGGCTCGGCTTTTCGCAGCCCTTTTCGAGCAGACTCACCGTCGACCTCCTTGATGTTTTCCTTAGCGTTTTCGTCCGACTTGATGATGGCTGCACCAGCAATAGACCCCAACGCAGATGACCATCCCGCCGAGGCTTGCGCGTTGGCTTGATTGATCTGCCCAAACTGATTGGCTGCGCCTAGATTGCCGTTGATCGCGGTCGAGTAGCCTTGCTGCACCGTTCCTGCCGCACCCTGCGCCCCGGCCAACGCTTGTCCAGTTCCAGAAATGGCGGAGCTTCCCCCAGCAAGAGCAGTACTTGCGCTGGTGTTAGGGTTCAAGCCTCGACCCACCTGGGCCACTGAGGCTTGACGCTGGAAGGTCAAATCATCGGCAAGGTTTCGCGCGGTGGTTCGGGCCTGCGCCACCATCCCGGCTTTGTTCACCGCCCCATTGAGTTCGGCTGCGGCTTTTTGAGCCGAACCTACCGCAATACCTTGACGAGCCAGGTTGCGCTGCGCTTGTTGTTGAGCTGCCGCAAACGAGTCTTCGACCCCTGCTTCAGCGTCTTGGGCTTTGCGAGCGGCATAGTCTTCGGTATTCATGCCCGCGACACGTTGAGCCAATTGGGCTTCAACGGGACGGTAGTTGTCCATCAAAAACTGGCGGTCTTGTTGCGACCAAGCCTGATTCTCGCGGGCAATGTCCATGCCAATACGGGCATTTTCTTCGGCTAAAGCCTGTTGCCGATCGCTCAACGGTTTGAGGTCGGTGGCATAGATTTGCTTGACCCAATCGAGCTGCTCTTTGCTCAATTGCTGGGCCATGATCGCTGCCTCACCTTGGCGCGGATCAACGTCGGGGGAGCTCATAGGTCTTTCTCCATGATCGTGGCAATCTCGCGGTACCCGTTGCTTTTCACATAGGTCGTGTTGCGCGCCCCAATGCACACCTGGATCCGGACTTTTTTAGCGCCAGCTTTTTTGACCAAGGATTCGAGGTACTGCATGAACCGGGAAAACAAACGCCCACGGCGGTGCTCCGGGTGAATAAACATCGCGTCTTCACGCGCTTGCATCTGCCCAGAGTTACGGTTCACAAACAGATAGATCAGGGCATAGCCCACCATGGCGTAGCCGGCATTTCGGATGAATGCTCCGTACAACAGCCCGTTGGCACAATCGGCCTGCCGCCCGTCTTTGTCAGGATTAAAGGGCTCACCTAAGTGATGCGCGCGCATTTCTTCAAAATGCATTGCGGCCAAAGGCACAAACTCTGACCACACCTGATCATTGAGCGGTTCAATAGAAAAGGTGTAGCTGCCGCAGGTTTCGAGCTGCGCAATTGGCAAGGCTGCCAGCCGTTCTTGGACCCAAGGTTGCATGCGCGCAAGGCTACGGACTCACGCCCTTACCTGCCATAACTTGCCCAGGTCTAGCTCAGTCGAACAAGCTGCCAATCCACGCTACGAAGGTCTACTCCCGTAAAGGCGTTTTCTGGCCTAAGAAAGTCAATCCACACTGCACAGATGATGTAGATGCGCCGGTCGCCAATGTTGGGAGGGAAGCTTGTCGATCCGGTTTGATAAATCGTGCGACCGCGAGCAACTTTGGGCTCACAAAAAATGTTGTACAGGGCTTGGTCGTTAGGCTGCGCAGGGGTATGGAACGTCGTGACCGGCGTCACCTTGGCCTCATAGATCCATGACTGGGGATCAGCCCATGCGGGCTCATTGAATCCGGTGTCAATCGTAAACGTGCCGATAAGCTTTAATGCCATTCGCTAGGCCCCCCCGCCACTACCGGGATCGGGCGGCGGTGGCGCCACCCACCTAACCAGCGGAGGATTGATTGCCGATGCGGACCCCGACGCAATCACGTTAGACCGAGCAATTACGGGCTCATCGATCTCTGTTCGTCCGTCGGCGTACACCCGAAACCTGCCATTGATATGCAAGGCAAGGTCGGTGCCTACCGCTTGAAGATTCCAAAAATGCTGATGTCCGCTGACTGAGCCCCAGCGCGAACCTTGCGGCGTGAAATACGGGCCCATGGTTTGCGAGCTTCGAATCTGCCCCGCGACCACGGTCGCCCCGTTGATCATGCCCCCAGTAAACGTGCCTCCCGAGAAATTCCCGCCGTTGAAGCTTCCGCCTACAAAGCTAGAGGCCAGCACGGTCCCAGAAAACACGCCTCCTGTCGCGTAAATCTTTCCGTCGCGCCCGAGATACCAACCCGCCGTTCCGGGATCGTTGTTGGCCGGGTTGCCATTGAAGTTATCCGACTGAAGGTGGCTATTGATGTTGGCCGAGGTTAGGAACGCCTTGTTGGCAAACATCGTGCCAAACTGACCGGTAGTGAACGTGCCCATCTTGGCCACGAGACTGTTGGTCTCGACCCGATCCGCATTCATGGTTCCGGCCGTGATCTTGTCGGCGTTCAGGCTAATGATATTGGCGTTGTCGATTACCGCCAGTCCTGCACGAAACACTGCGACCGTAGCCGCATAGGCATAGAGCGATTTGAGATATACCCCGGCTGGGATCGTGATGCCATCGATCGTGGTGGGGTTAGCTTGGTAGTAAAACGGCTGCTCGCCATTGGCCCCGGTCAACACATTGAGCGCATAACTGATGTCTGGTGCTGTACTTGCAGATACACCGGATGCACTAGACCACTCCGACACAATCGTGTCCGAGAACCGACTCACTGCTCTCACCCAGTACCAGTAGGTCGCCCCGTTCTGTACCGAGTCCGCAAAGGTCCACGAGGTGGTTTGCCCAATCTTGACCGCTTGGCCCAAGTTGGACGTGGCCGAACGCCACACCTCGAAGTACGCCCGGATGGTGTCTGAAGGTGCGGTCCACTGCAGAAGGATTTGGGCGTAGCCACCAAGCGCACTTAGACTGGTTGGCATCAACGGTGGGTTGGTGGTAAACGCAGGCTCCCCCGATCCGGGAGGCCCAGGAGGGCCTGGCGGCCCTTGTGGCCCAGGGGTAGTAGAAACTGCCGAACCCCAAGCTTCCAAGTCTTTGCGCTTGACGAATCGATCTAACGCGTTGGGGTCGACTCCTATTCCATTGACCTCGCGCAAACCCCGAAACGCATCTTCAAGCACCTTGACCAAACCGGGCTGCAGGCCCAGGCCTTTCAAGTCAGGCGAGAGCCCAGCGCCCGCTTTCATCATACTTTGGTCAACTCCGCCCAAGAATCGGCAATGTCGAATGACACCATTTTGGCCGAGCCTTCAAACAGAAAGCTCCACTCGTGCCCCACATACCCGCCAGGAACAGTGTCCACACCGTTGTTCATGACGCGGGTCCACTGCACGCGCCCATCGGCTTTCGCGGTGACGGTAATAGGCCCTGTCGAGCGCACTTGCATCGCAGCCCAACTTACCCCTTTAGGAGCCGCAAACACTTTGCTCTCCCATGTCCAGGACAGCGGACTTCCTGAATTCCAGCGGTAAATGCCATCGTTTAGCGCTAGGTACAAAGCGTTGGTGCGTCGATCAACATACGCTGCCGAGGCCCACACCGACCAAAAGGTGGGACCATCTTGGCCGGACACTGGAATCACAATCGCCCGTTTGACGGCCCCCACTTCATAAAACGCAATGACATTGCCCGACCAAAACACCGCGTGCATCGAAGCCGGATTGAGTGCTTGCCAGTCTTCGAGTCGAAACTGCGGCGTGAGGTTGCGCAACCCGGCTTGATCTTGAACGATAAACCCTTCGTTTGAAGCCCATGCCACCCCAGAGTCACCGCAATCGACCATGGAGCGTGCTGACACGCAGGCAAATGGAGTCGCTCCTTTAACCTCCATCAGTGAGGCGGGTTCCAGACCCTGATAGAACATTGGATGGCCTTCTGTGCCGACCACCAACGTATTGGCAAACACGCCAAGGCTGACTGGTTTTTCGTAAATCTTGATGCGTTTATCCGGATCAAAGGCATAAAGGAAATCCGGATCGCTGAACACGACTTCATCGCCAGAAATCCCAGCCAAGAATCCCCCAGGCATGTACACCAGCGAATGCAGATCCGCAGGAGGCTCAAAAAACGACTGCGTAATCAAGGCATCAGCCGCACCTCCACCTGTATCGGGACGTACCGCGGCAAACGAGAAACTTCCCGTTCCGGCGGGCACTTCGCCGCGCAAAAAGTATCCAGTACTTGAAGCTCCCGCCGTGGCATAAATGCGCTTGCCCACGTAGCTGTTATTCCCGGTGGGGGTTTGCATCCCCGTCACGTTGATGGTTTGCGACTTTTTGGCAATCGCCATCGTCGAAGGGGGTGAGGGGCGGCTTTCTTTGCCTTTGGAATCCACAAAGGTGTAGACCACAAACACATCGATGTCGGCCTCGCTACTGACCGATGTCCCGCTCACATTCACGCTAGGCGCGGTCGAAGGCGCAGGCACTCCCAGTGCATAGGAGGCATTCGGCAAGGGCCCTACCCCAGCTGCTAGTGCCGCATCCGTAATTTTTGGAGGGCCGTCGCCGGTATAGATAATCGAGCCCTCGCCATAGCGCGGGCTTCGAACAATCCTGACTGGGGTTTGCCACTCCCACCAATCGGTGGATTCATTGGCCCCTCCCAGGTAAATCGATCGAATTGGTGCCGAGCGTTTGAAGCTGGCTACCTTTACCGGTGCGGGCCAGCTCTCCCAAGCCCCTGTCAAACGCACATTCACCGCTTGCTGAGCTTGGTTGTCGGCAAGCAGGCGCGCATCCAGTCCAGGAGCGACCCCGCGCGGATTGGCGATCGACACCCGCATTAGAGGTACTGCCCGACAACGCGCTTTTTCGCAAAGCCCCCCTTAGCGGTTTCGCTGCGCGCCTTTCCTTTTGCCATGCGGAACTTTTCTTCAAGTTCTTTGGCGCGATCCGCATTCGTGTACGGACGATCAGGCAGAGCATGCAGCCAAGCCAAGGCTCCGGTCACAATGGCATCGATGTATTTCCACTGCTCAGTAGGCAATCCTGTCGAGGTATAAGCTGGTCGCACCACCATGTAGATCCGAAGCGGAATCTCGTCGGCGACAGGGGTCGGATTGATGTAGACGGCGCTATCAAAAAACGACGCTAAACACTCCCCTGAGTTGTCAGCAATTGCCGCCCCAAAGTCCCGCTCGTTGGCACCCTTGTAGTCTTGATGTCCGACTTTGGCTTCCAACACTCGAATCACTTCAATGTTCTTGCCTGGATAGGGAACGTACTCGTTGAGCCCTGCAATCGTGAACAGATCATCGGTCCACTTCGCCCAGGCTAAGGTGTCATGAAAAAACTCCCGAGCGCTACGCTGCAAAGCCTTAAGCGCCATGGGCCACGGGCAGTCTTTAATTAAAGGCAAGATCAGGTCTTGCGCTTTCGCCCAACCTACCTCAGCCATTCAAATCTCCAGAGGCCAGCGCTAGATGCGCAGAGGCGCTAGAACCCTCCGCCCCAATGTCGTTGTTGTGCAGTAAGCATTGGGCCTGAACAAACTCAATCACCGCTTTGGCCATTGAGGTATCGATCGGAAAATTGCTTCCGAGCGTCAGCGCGCGAAAGTCCTGAGTAAACGTCCCAACGCAGGCATCAGGACGTTCACGACGCAGTTTTTCTAAGCCTTCAATCGCATACCGAAGCCTCAACGGATCAGGCCAGCGCTTGGGGTTGCCGTTTAACCCTTCATCATTGAGCGCCGTGCAATCGGCCACTAGCGATTGCATCGTGTAGGCCATGCATTACCCAGGAATGCGCGATTCGAGCGTGGTGAGGATATGCGTGATGAGCTTGGCTTTGTCCTGATAGCCGGCCATGGGCTCGATGTTGAGCTTGCGCATGATGGTGAGCAAACCATCGCGACTTTGCTTTTTCAGCTCAACCAGCTCGCCGTCGATGTCAAGCTCTGTTTCCGAGACCGAAGCAAACCCGCCTTCATCGTCACCATCGCCCGATAGGCTTACAGCGACAGACGGGTTTTCGGGGGGCGCATCTGCGTCGCGATACCCCTCCTTAATGGCAAGCAAAATCTTGACATGCTGCTCGTTGTCGACCTCGCACACATGGCGCGGGTCAGCATCTGAGGGTTTGAACAGGTACTCCTTGCCGTCAAGCTTGACCAACGTGCCCACGTAGGGCTTAAAGGGGGGCGAGGCGGGTCGTTCAATCAGTGATTGGATACGCATGGTCGTCTTTCTAAGAAAAGGCGTTGGTCACCCCAGGCCCAAGGGCCCGGGATGTTTAGATCACGCGGCAGGTCAGCACAAGCTGAAAAGTGCCACCCACAGCGGTTTGTGCAGTGGTGACCAAAAAGCCAATTTGCTGAAGCGCTGAAGGCAAAGCCAGATGGGACGCATTGTCGGCTCGCTGGAAAGCGCCAACGCCGGCTTTCCAGGTCGTGGCAATGCCTGTTTTTGCAGCGTTGAGCACCCCCAGCGTGCCGACAAGATCTGCGCAACTGTTGGCCACCATGAAATCCAGAACTTGCACGCTTGGATCACGGGGCAACAGTTCAATCACATCGTTGATCGCTAAGTTAGCGGTTGGCGTAAACGAAGCGATGATGTTGAACGTAGAGCCGGTGCCGTCATAGCGGACTGGGCGGGCACCCAAGGCGGTATCGGTCGGAAAGTTTGCCATGTCGAACTCCTTGAGTTAGGCCGGTGCGGTGCACGCAGCATCGAACGCATAGATACCAAAGTCTCGCTGGCCGACGTCCACGGCATAGCTGGCTTTCTTCACACCAAAAATGCACGAGGAACCAATTGCAACCTTGTCTTTGTGATCTTTGACTTCTTCCGTGACCGAGAAGGCCATGTCGTCACCTGCATTGCCCGACACCAAGAACAAGCCTTGGCGACCGTAAAACAGGTTTCGAGCGGCATTGACCGCGCCATTCGCACCAGCGGCGAATTGAACGATGTTGCGGTGCTTCTTAATGATCACGCCGTTGTAGACGCCCATTGACGAGCCGCCTTTGAAGATCGGGTTGTCGCTGCCTTCATGAGTAACGGCGGCTTTTTGAATGTCGAGCCATTCGCCGGTTGCCGTAGAACGGCGAAGATCGACCGCGCAGTAGGGGTGCAAGATGGCGCAAAACGCCTCTTCTCCGCCGATTTCACCGGGAAGCATGGACAGCTCACCCGTGCTATCGCCGCCCATGGTTTCTGCTTGGGCCACCATTTTTTCAAACAGCGCCAGGCTTACCTTATCCGTGCCGGCAATGGTTGCGCCGGAAGTCGCAGAGCCTGCATAGAACTGATGCTTGGCATCAGGGGCCTGCAGGTTGTTGACGTTGAAGAATTTGTTGGTGGGGCGCCAGACGTATCCAATGCCTTTTCCGATGGTCCCCGATGCGTAGATGAAAAGCACTTCATCCCACACGCGTTTCCACCAGTCCTTGTGAAGACGCAGCGCTTTCTTGCGCAGATCGTAGATGGTGCGCTTGCGAGTCATCGTGTCGCCCACGTTCATACCGCCGCGCACCTGATCGACCCGAACGTTGTCAGTGAAAAACACCATGTCCTCTTCGTTGCCGTCGAGCACATCAGACCCAATGATTGGGTCCATGCGGGCAGGCATCAGAAGGTCTACATCGACCCGGTCGCCCTTTTCGCTTTTCAGGTCATCGATGCGCTGCACAAACCCCTTGGAGTCCGCGCCTCGGGTCATCATGCCCCGGCCGTGAAAAGATTCTTTGGTAACCAAAACCGACAGCAACGCAGATTGCTTTCGGATCGCTTTGGGATCACCGACCCCAACTACAGTACGTGCCATTCATCGCTCCAATGGAGAAACGGATTGGCACGTCATGCACCTAAAGGAAAGCCAGTCGGTTAAAGCCGAGTGCGCTTCTGATCGTTAGACACGGTCAGCACTGACTCGGTGGCAATTTGCAAGCCTTCGCGCACTTCGATTTGCAGCTGCGCGCGGCCAATGGCCGTGTCCTTCAAGCGGATTGTCACATCGCCATCACCAATGCGCAATACTTGGTTTTTCTTGACCCAGTACACCAAATAGCCGATGCGCGGCTTTTCAGTCACCGGGTCATCGGCAGGCGTGCTCATTCCGAGGCCAACCACGCGTCGCGCTCGTCATCGGTCATTTTTGCAAGCTCGCGTTCTAGGTCTATTCCTGACACGCGATCTAGCTTGGCAAACCGACTAGCTGCTCCTTCATCGTTACTTTGACTTGCGGCGGGCAAGTTCCCGATGTTGGGCGGAATGGTTGGCTTTGCTTTGCCCGACGTTCTGGGTTTGAGGTTGAACTGCTCGATCACACTTTTATGCGCGGCCTCGAGTACTTGTTTATTGGTGTACTCAGGGTGCGCTTGGTTGATGCGGGCGATTTCTGTATTTAGCGCTGTGCCTAGCAAGGGAGTCGCTGCATTGGTGTAATCGATGCCCTGGGCTTTGGCCTGCGCAAGGAACGCATTGGAGTCTGAAATCCATTGGTTTTTGTAGAACTCCGTTTGGGCGTTGACTTGGCGCTTGTACTCTTTGTCTTGGTCAAGCAAATCCCGGCGTTTGTCAGCAAGGGCTTCTACAGCCTGATCGGCCTGAAGGCGTAGCTCTTTGAGCTGCCTTCGATAGTCTTCGGGCTCGAGATCGGCAGATTCAAGTTTTTCGCGAAGCTTTTCTTCGGCCTCAATCTGGGCCTCACGCTGCGCGGCTTTCTGAGCATCCAACTCTGCAATCTGAGCATCAAGGTTTTCGATTGCGGTGGCAGTTACTGCGGGTGCTTCAACGGTCACCCCTTGTGTTTCCACCTTTTGAACGGCTGGAGCCGTCTCATCGGCTGCTGTCTGCTCACCCGCTTGATGGTCAACGCTACCCGCAGAGTTTTCATCGTTATCATCGTCTTCAGTAACCGACCGCAGCCCTTCCATGACTTTGGCAAGAGTTGCGGAGTCGTCCGTGTCACCGACCAAAGCTTGACGCTCTACTTCGCTCATGAACGGAAGTAGATCTTCATTGGGTTTGGTGTTGACGTTGTCGTCGTTACTTTGGGTGTCGTCTTTGTTGGTGTCCATCATCGTGTCCTTAGGTTATTTTCCAGCGAGTTGCTTTTGAATTTTGAGCGAGGCCTCCTCTTCTTCGAGAAGCTTTTTTGCTAGTTTTTTAACCGCAGCAAGTAGCGCGGTGTCTTGCTTAATTTTTTCAGCGCGTTTAAGGCATTCCAAAGCATCGGCGACCTGCCATGCCTCGTATTTGCCAACCTTTTTGTCACTCATTCCTACAGTGGCGTACATCACAGCGCTCCTTCAGGGGGATTGATGCCAGCGTTTTGACCCACGCCAGGCGTAGCGGGTTGAGACTCGATCACTTCGGGTTCTGGAGCCATAGCCTCAGGCGGCATGGGTTGGGCGGGTGGTACAGCTTGTGGAGGCACCTCATCAACACCTGCCGATTGAACGGATGAGCGCAACATGGCATCAGCCGCCGAAGCGATTGTGGGGTTGGCCAGCAACTGGGTTGATGCTTGCATGGCGGAGTAAAACGCTTCGAGCTTTTTATCCAAGGTTTCGGCCAGCGTTTTCTCGAAGGTCGCCCCCAGCGTTTTAATGCGCGCCTCTATCTCATCATTGACCAGTTTGGCGTTGCGCACAGCCTCCTGGGCTTGCTGTTCGGCAAGCTGCGCTTGCGCTTGTGCTTTGGCTTGCTCCTGCGCGGTTTCCTCTGGCGTTGCCGGCTTGGTGGGGTCACGCACGCCAAGGGCTGTACGCATATCGGCCATGATCGCTTCGCGAAACGGAATGTCGCTCATGCTCATCGCGGCCATCACCAACCGCTGCCCCAACTGGGGCATCGTCTGGCCTACCTGCGCAGAAATCTCGAGCAAAAGCTCCAAGTAGTGCATCCGCGCCGACGCGGTTTGATCCATCGGTGCCAACACAAAATCGGCTTTGGTACCGATGATGGTATTGGTCGGATCAAGTTCGCCTGTAGGAAGCCGTTTGTTGACCGCAAGAAACTTGGGCGAACCATCGGGGCCCGTGATTCGAATCACCTGCTCTTCGGTCATGAACTGCTGAATCAGCGTCAGCATGCAAAAGCCTTCGAGCTGCTCGGCCTCGGCCACATTGGCCATCAGGGTAGCCATGACAGTACGGCCCTGCTGCTGGCGGCCCAAGATCGCCTTGCCCGACACGGCATTGGTTTCGCGGCCCAGTTGTTCGTCCGTGACGCCCATGCCGTCTTCAATCTCGCGAGCATCGAGCTGCATCAACTCCACATGCTGGGCGGCTAGTGCATTGTCGGTGGTCATATCGAGCTTGCGACCGGCCTCGTACTCGATGATGCCGTCAGGTCGAGCGGCTTCTTCGCGTAACTCGTCTTTGTCCTCGACCGCCCCGCGCTCCATGGCGATACGGCGGGTAGAAAGAATGTGCAACGCCTTGCTGCGACGCTTGTTGTAGTCCTCTTGCGCGTCGCGACGTTCTCTCACCAGGCCATAGGGCATGTTGTCCGAGCGGCGGCGTTCGCAATACCGAGGAATAAACCCAAAATGCCCGTGATCGTAGGGATTCGGGATGTCATAGATCACATCGCCTTCGGTCTCCAGCAACAGCGCAAACCGGATCATGGTTTGCCCCGGATTTTCCTTGTCAGGCACCCGATAACGGACTTCAATGAACTTGACCTGTTCGTCGCGCCCACTATCGAAGGTGCTTCCGGTGATAAAGCCCTCGCGGTTGCCGTAGTCCTCGTCAAGAATGGAATCTGTGAGTTTTTCACCAAGATACCAGGCATCCTCGCTGACTTGGCGAGCATCTTTGGCCGCTGCACGAATTGCACCTTCATGCGATGGGAAGTAGCTCGCCGCCAATTCAACATCGACCCATTTCGCCCGGATCACATAGCGCGCTCCCGACAGATCAAAACTTCGGTCCCTGGAGTCCTGATACATCTCACGCCACCACTGGTAGCGCTTGAACAGTTTGTGCTCAACCGTGTCGTCATAGCCTACTTCGGTCCAGCCAAGGCCCGCAATCACGCAGTCTTCAAAAGACTTGCCCGAATGAAAGGAGCCGCTGTTGACGTCGGCCAGCCACTTGAGGACTTCGAACTTGGTTTGCGCTGCTGCCGAGTCGGATTCTTCGCGCGGCAACACCTTCCACTCACGCCGGGTTTGCTGTTCGTTGCCTAGCACCCATTTGATGGGGGTCTTGATGCGATTGAACACCAACGCAGGCTGTCCGCGCTCTTTGAGCACCACCATGTCTTCTGGGGTCCACTGCTTTGAGTCGTAGAAGTCCTCATCGATGGCCATCTGCCGACGATTCGAAGCCTGCCGATGGCGTTCGTCAAGGTAGTAGCCATAAAGCTTTTTGTGGAGTTCGCGCCGATAGGTTTCTTGCGTGGCACTTTTAGACTCAGGCACGACCGTCAGGCGCTTATCCAGCACCTCAATGGCCTGTTCTCGCGCTTCGTAGACTTCGCTCATGCTTCACCCTGTGCGATCACGGTCGAGCCCTCCCGAATCGTGACCTCAATGCCTTCTTTCGGCGGTTCAAAGAGGTGCTTTTCGAGATCGAAGGACGGCACATCGGGCATCAAGATCAGATCCGGAATGCTTTCGACGATGGCGTCCGCAATCCGAAAGCACGTGGATTGATCGGGGAAGTAGCCCATATGCTTTGCAGCACTTACCGCTCCCATCAACAATGCAGGCAGAGGCTGACCGGTTTTGCTATGCACATAGTCACATGCCCGATTCTGCGGAATGACATAGGCCCCGTTGCTTTGCCGTTGCACAAGCTTGGAAGAGTTGGCGCGGAACAGACACATGCAAGGCTCGGGCATTTCGTCGAAGTCATGCAGCTTTAACCACTGAAAGCTGATCACGAGATCGCCCTTGCGGTATTGCTTCCAGGCATACGACCCGCCAAAAGCAACAATGGGGCGCCCGGCTGCACCTAAAATGCCGCCGTTTTTCACGCTATTCATACGGTTCTCCATGACACGGAACGCGCGCCCTGCCCTTTGGTGGGCCTCGGCGTGCTGAATGTAAATCCCTCGGCCCAGGTGCGCAGACCGTCGGCAGGATGCGAGGCCCAGTTGTGAAACGGGGTGTCTTTCCAGGTGGCTCGACGCTCATCCCACTCCCACACATAGGAGTCCAGGCCCACAATGCCGTCTTTGCAGTGCTGCGCATCAAACACGGCCATGGGGAGCCGCTGACGCACGAGCTCGATGCTTGTTTTCAGGCTTGGCGTTCGCGTGACTGTGGTGGCATTTCGCATGCCAAGCCTTTCAAGAATTGAGCGCTTGGTTTCGACCTGAGCCCCCTGAATGCGGGTGTCGGCATCGTGAGGTAAATAGTGCTTGCCAAAGGTCCAGTCATGGCTTTGCAGCCATTTCCAGTAATGCTCAAGACCTTCGTTGTCGTTCTCGTAGTACCGAAAGAACCGGTGCGACATGCCCGAAAGTTGATGGCACCAAATCACGGTTTTGTCGCCGACACCGAAGTCCCAGAACGTATTGACCGGCAGGCCTGGATCCCACGGCACCACCGTGATCCGATTGTCTTTTCGTAGGCGCGTCATCTGGCGCTCGTAGATCGCGCCTTCGATGGCCTTTTCAAACGCCTCTTCCGGATAGGACGGATGCTCCTGATGCATGCTCTCTTGGAGCCTTGCCTCGGTCAGTTGGTACCAAACCTTTTGGGCGTGATCAAGCACGATGCGATGCTCGGCTTCAAGCTTGTCGAAGTAGCGCTGCATGTTGCCGTCGATCTTGATGCGCGCCGCTTCGTGGTCTTCAACGCGATAGGATTTTTTGAGGTACCACGGGTAAAAATGCAGCCGAAACTCAAGCTTGCTAGGGGGCCGCTGCTCATCGCCTAGCTTTTTGGCATCCATCGTGAGCTTGTAGAAGTCGCCAGCCTGCCCTTCTGCCGTGGATTCCACAAAAATGAACCCGTTCTGATGCACAGACCCGAAGCCGCCGTTGATGATCTCTCGGCCTTTGTCGGGGTACTTTGCGCAAATCTTCCCGAACTCGGACACATGCAACAGCTGATTGGTGCCGCCGCGAGGCGAAAGCCCCGAATAGATTGAAGAGCCGTGCTTAAACGAAAGCTCGCCCTTGGACTCTGTCTTAATCGACGACTTGAAGCGGCTTTTTAGCGGCTCCGGAAGCTGGGAGAAGGGATAAAGCACCTTCTTATTCATGATCTTCCACGCGTTTTCTTGGGTGTCTGCAATGATGGTGGCCGTAAAGTTGGCCCGCCACATCGCAAGGTCCAGTGCAATGAGATCAATGAACGTGGTGAAGCCCAACTGGCGGGCTTTCAGAATGACATTGCGATGCCAGAGGTTTTGCAGCAAGTTTTCCTGCTCCGCGTTCATCCGAAAGTTGAATTGATTGCCGTCTTCGTCCACCCCTTTGTAGAGGTTGTTAAGCCTCCAGGCAGGGTTAGACCAGTCGCCCGCCCCAAGGAGCTTTTCGACCTCGGAAAACGTAGGCGCTTTATTTGCGGACAGCAAGAGCGGTTCCTTGCTGGGCCTGTACCAGCGCAATCAACTGGGCAACAGCATCAGATTTTTGTTCGTTGTCGGCCTTGTAGAAGCCTTTGTGCTTGTTCAGTTGATCGATCGCTGCCATGCGGTCATAGAACTCAACTTTTTTAACGAAACGCTCGGCCTTCTCGCCTTCGCCAAACACGCCCATCTCGATTTTCTTAATGCAGCGGCGCACCTCCGGCGGAATATCGTCGATGTTGTGAATCCTGCCTTTTGCCAGATCCTCGTAGAAGTCTGCCAGATCAAACATGGCAATCGAGGCCAGCTCTCGAAGCGAGTCCTGAATCTCCCAAGTGATCGAGCCCATCACCTTGTCGCGCATACGCGCAAGCTCAAGCTTCACTGCAGGCTTGCTTAAGGTTTTGTAAGCCCACACTCGCGCGGTAGCAGGGCTTTTGCCCACGGCTTCAGCGGCACGACGGCCATTGCCGTCTTTCATATACTCGGCCAAGAACAATTGCCAATCGACGGGCAATGGGCTTTCGGCTTGTCCGCGCTGGTTTTGCCTAGCGGTGTTCTTTTTGGTGGTTTTCGACGTCATGTCGTGGGGTCGCGGGTGCGTTAGTCAAGGAATAGCAGGCTTGTCCATAGGTTTGGAGTCCTGCGGCTTGAAGAGCAAGGCGTCCAGCTTCTTGCGCCAGGTGCTCTGCTTCTGCGTTAGCCTCTCGGAATAACTCGAGGGCGGCGGTACAGGTGCTTGAAGTTCCGCTGGCATCGGTGGCATCGCGGGAGGCGGCACTGACACGGGCAAGCGCGTCGCGCAGCCGCTCAGACTCAGACACAGCAGCGCGCTCAGCCACCACCATCCGATCCCGTTCTTTTGCACGGTTAGCCTCCTGAATTTCGATTTTGCGAAACATTGCTTTTTGCGTTTGCTCGTTGGCATCGCGTTGCTTGTTGACCGCCTCCAGCTGATCGCGCTCCCAAACCGCTTTTGCATCGGCGATGGCCTGATTGCATAGCGTGGTGTGCAAAAACCAAAGTGCTACCCCCAGCCCAATGGCAATCAGAGCCCCTGCTGCAAACCTGTTCATGCAAACACCGGAATGCAAATAGCGGTGAGATCACGCCGGTCTTGAAGCCCTGTGAGCCCGCCGTTGATGGCTTTGGTGACGGATTCAAGGTCACCTTCTTTGGCCAAATCATCAAGATCACGACTCGCCCAGTAATGAGCAGCGACCAAACAGCCCACTTGGGGATCAGCGGACACCAAACCCGGATTGGCTTCAATGTCGACCTTGATCGCCTTGCCGGTGGCGCGATAGTTCAGCCGAAACGTCAGCTGGATGGGCCCCTTGCCCCTGAACGACCAGCCATCACCAGATTCCGGCGCTCCATTGCCAAAGCGGTTGGCGTAGATGTGATTGGCAATGGCCCGTTGATCCGCGCGCTGTTTGCCATCGATCCGACCGATGCGGTACGCCGTTTCCTTGCTGATGCGATGCCCAAACTTGGCGAACAAGGCTTTGGCGCTGTAGTTCAGGTTCTCCTGGAACACAGTCAACCGCTGGCTTTCGTGAAGCAACTGCGCAAGCCAATACGCGCGAGCGATTCCCGGTTCAATGCCGAAGCGATCAGCTGCAGCCGTGAGAAGCGGCGCAAACCGCAAGGCTTGCGCGCTAGAGACCCCACATTGAACCAACTGCTCCGGTGTCATTAGGTACGTGACCCCGGCACAGCAAACAAGCGCAGCTTGAGTTCGGCAGTCACGGTCGATCGCGTCGCCCGTACCGTGCAGCGCACCACATAAACACCGCCTTTTTTGCCCGAGTCCAAAAACTGCACCACTTTCTTGCCGTGGACTACAGGCACGCCGATTACCATTGCCTGAGAGTTCAAGTCAAAACTCGCGGGCGTTGATTTGCAGGTGACCCCTACGACGCTGACAATCGTTTCATCAGCGCCTAAAAGCGGAGCAAAATCGAAAACGTAGGGAAACAACTCTTCGTCGAACTTGGGGTTGTTTTCTTGGCTTTCGATACTGGCAACGGCGCCCGATCCAATCACCGGCTGCACAAACAAGGTTTCTTGCGTGGATGCTTTCGTTGAAGTGCCTTTGACCGCCTGAAACCACGCTTTGACCGATCCAGTAGCGACGTAGTTCACGACAATTGAGCACTGACCCTGAGCGTTCGTTGTGGCTGCCGCAGCAGTAGCCACCCCAGACTGGGACACTACAAGCACCACGGACGCATCCGCCACAGGTCGATTGTGGATGTCCACCACAGTTACCGTCACTGTTTCAGACGAATCTAACGCGCCTCCTAGTTGTGTGGAGGTGGTGACACGGCCAATTGGAACGGTGGCAGGAGCAACGACTGTAACCGGAGCCGTGTCGAATATGGTTCCAGAAGCAACGCGTAAGGTGTACTGCCCTGGAGCTCCAAACGTGATTTGGAATTTTCCCAGGGCATCAGTAGCCCCTGAAAATGTACCGCCGTCCGGGCCATCCCAAGAAGGCGTGCAGCCAATAAATGGCAGCCCACGCTCATCTTGCAACGTCACCGTGACTTGTTCGCCCGAAATGCCGCTTATCGGCTCGCCAATGGTGAGCGCTTCGAGCCTGTTGGTGACGGTGATCTGATAGAAGCGATCAAAAAAGAGTCCGCCGGCATCGGTAAAGCGGATGGCAATGGGCAGCGTGGGCGCGGTTTCGTGGTCAAGCGCGAGCGAATTGGCCACGGTTAGCGCGCCGGTTTGTGCGTTGATCGCAAAGGCGCCTGCGGGGTTGCTCGACAGCGACCAGACTCCCGTATCGCCGACATCGGGATCGATGCGCGTGGCGGTGGCCACCAAGGCGCCAATTGCTGAGTTTTCCGCAATCGCAGTATTGCTCAGGCTAATCGCGGTGGGCGCCTCGTTGATGTTGGTGACGGTGATTGAGATGGGCGATTCCACGAACAGGCCGCCCTGATCGGTGGCGCGCACGACGATGCCGTGGCTTGATGCGGTTTCGCGGTCCAGCAGTTCGGCCGCAGCCACCACAATTTGCGAGCCCGACAAGGCGAACCGGCCGCCTGCGTTGTTGACAAGGCTCAGGGTATGTGTGTTGCCGCTATCAGGATCTGTGACCGTCAGCGCACCGACGGTGGTGCCTGCAGCCGCGTGTTCTGCCACTACGGCGGGCGAGAGCGACACGGCGGTGGGCGCGCGGTTGACCGTGGCCGGCACGGTGTTGAAGTCAAAGCTCAGGCTTGCGGGTTGCGTGCCTCGGCCATCAGCCACCGATACCCCGGCGCCAAGCGGCAGCGTAATGGTTTCGGTGCCCGAGCTATTGGCTGGCGGCGCATAGCGAAAGCGATACTGTGTGGCGCTCAGCGCCTGAAACTCGTTGATGGACCCGCGTTCGACCACGGGATCGGCGGCGGTAAACCCACTGATTGCGGCGCTTGCGGTGGCGGTGATCGTGATGGACCCGGTGACAGGTGAGCCGACCGGCGTTTGCGAGCTCGCAAGCGTCCAGCTAGGCGCAGGC